TACAATCTTTCTAAGACCACCTTAGGAGAAACCATTCCAAATCCTCTTGTCGTTTAAACTCAAACACGTGATAGGCTGTGCGAGCATGGTATTTAAGCGTGTCAACACACCATCGATTGATTTCTTGGTATTTTTGCTCAGAATCGGGTTCTTTAAGTATAGTGAAGTTTGGTCCAGGATGTTCATTATCGGACCAAACTTCAGCCACCCACTTAGTGCCCCGTTTTCGAATTTCTATGTCCATAGCCCGTGCCGCACTTTAATAAGACGAATCAACATTTCTTCATCTTCTTTTTCATAGGCTGCTTCCATTTTGGTAAGAGCCTTGTGCGCACGATCATGTTCCTTCTTAAGCTCGGGCGGAGTACGAAAGGTGAGTTTACCGCCATTCATTTCACGGGCCTTTTCACATACAGCAGTCCAACCACTAGCTTCATATGGATCAGATCGTCCGGGACGAATTACAGTCCACCAAAAGTATAGTTCATAAATCTCTCTAGCCTTTATAGCTTGACTAGTGGGTTTGCCATAGCGTGGGTCGTCTTTATCTAATAACTCGTCATCACCCCAAGTTAGATTCATCTGCCAACCTAAGTTATCTAATCCAGCACGTTTATTTCGCCATGTACGCCAACGGAACCATCCGCTTGACCAAAATGGTGCTTTATATCTTTCTTTTGATTCATCACTCCATGCTACTTGCATCCATGCTAGTTCAATCTCGACAAAATCGACCAAGGAATTAAACAGGCAAGGCAAAAAGCGATCACCAACGTCACGCCAACTACCGGGAGCAATATCACGAGGATGAGCCACCAGGGCATTAGTGCGACTAACCCAGCGGTTGTTAATGTAATATTTAAGATCATAAATTTTCCTTATAGGCCATGTAACAAAATCCTGAAGATAGTCAAGACCATCATCAGCTACCCAATAACGAACAGGATGTGCCTTACGAGCACTAGTATTCCATTCGTCCCAATCTTCCATAGTAGCAGATACAGGTTTATCAGTGCCGCGAATCCAGTCCGCAAACTTGCTACATGTCCAATAATTTGTATGCTGTGCCATACTATTCCTTGATAAATTGCGCTAATTGCGGCGGTGTCCAACCTACTGGTTTCAAAACTTTACCATCTTCACGTTTACGTACTTTACCCGTTTCACTGTCAATTTTGGCAAAGTTGGTACGCATAACTTCTTTCCATGCACCTTCTGCATCAAAACCGCCTGAATGTATAGCACCAATAGTAACAACTAAGATATCAATAAGTGCATCTAATTGCTCTACACGATCATTGGCTAATAATGCTTGCCCAAACTCTTTTGATTCTTCTTCAATTAGTCCAACATACATAAGATACTGTTGAGGATCGTTGCCTACTGTTTGATCGCAAGCTCGCATGAACTTTTCTTGATCGCGAAATGCATTAGTCATTATAATTTCTCTCCAATTTCAAATCCTCTAAATCCTTTAAAGCGTGGAAAGCGTAGGCTGTATGTTCCATCTTGATTTTGTGTAATAGCGTCTGCTCTTACTTCCACAATATTGCCAAGTAGCGCATCACGTGAGCTCCAATAAGCAGTACGGTTATCATCAGTAAACCCGCTTCCGACATTGACGACAATATCCTTTCCGTCATCATTACCACTGCATACAAAGGCTCCAAGACGACCTTCATTGCGTCCAGTGCCTTCCTCGACAGCCACCACGCTAAGGGAAACTTCAATAAACGGTTTAAGTTTAAGCCACGCAACTGATCTCTTACATTCATATCCTGCCTCCGGATCCTTAATCATGATACCTTCATAACCGCCAGCAACTGCTAGTGCATTAATTTCTTTAAAACGCTTCTGACCTTCTGGTGTATCTAGATCAACTTCTTCATTGGTTAATGCAGTCACGTTAGGTAGAAGATCTTTATTTTGTTCAACCCAAAAACTAACCATGCTACTGCGCACACGCTGACTTTTATTATAGACACCTTTCTCAAAATCTGCTAGAGGAATAGCATCGAATAAGTTTAGCACGGCATCGCTTGCTTCAACATTGTCTTTGCGGTGTACTTGTTTCATCAAGTCCTGAAAACTACTAGACATAATTTCACCGTCTAAGACAATGTCCATGCTCTTGCTAGAACCTTTTTGCTTAACTACTTGACTGATCTGTTCTGCAATGTGCGGAAAGTTTACCAGTTCCTTACCATTACGACTAAACATGTCCACACGACCATCAGCACGAACGATTGTAATAACACGCACACCGTCAAGTTTGACTTCGATAAGTTTTTTGCCGGTGACTTTAGTTTCATGATTTGCACTGTCGTGGGCAAGTTGACAACCAAATACTGGAATAGAGAAATGCGGATATTTTTTCTCCACTACTTTGTTTACAGTTTTTTCACTAACACCACACCGTAGATCTTTAATTAAAATTCTACGGTACCATCCATTCCACTGTGATTTAGTGGACTGTGTCATCATTTGATCCAGGGTATCACGAGCAGCATTACCGGTTGTTGTACGATCAATAAAGCCAGAAAGTAGCCGAGTAAACTCATCCCAACTAAGACCAGGACCATCTTCATCTGTTTTTTCCTTAACTTGTTTAATACCAAATGTAATCATAGGATCAAAGGCCAATCGCATACCTGCAAATAATTCAGTATTATTTGCTTCAGCTTGTACAGCCAAAATTGCTTCTTTGTTAAGACGTGAAGGGTGATCTTCTAGGGTTGAAATAACATACTGGCAGGGATCGCTCATTCTAGACCTTTCTAATAACTAATATAGTTATTATACTATCTAGCAGTTAGTATGTCAAGTGATTTGTTGTTTTGAACGGTTTTCCGTCAAAATAAGCATTTTCCAATTGGCGCATGATCAAATTCTTCATTCTACGAATAATCCTATGATCGTGGTTCCAATTAAATGTTTTTAAGTAGTGATACCACCAGGAATTTTTGTGTCTTTTGGCACGATTTGAATCTAGATATTTGCCAATTGCATTCGGGTCATAGCCAAAACGATCAATTAGCTCACAGGCAGTATTAAAGGCAAATGCACCCATTTCGTCAGTGTCGCCATAGTATTCCTGCTCTTTACGTTCTTTAGCTAATTCTGCTGTGCTTTGATATCCAGGAATCATTTTGAAATTACGGCTACGGAATTGACGCATATGAATCATTTCATGCATCACAGTATCAGCAAATCTGCTGGCTAAACGCTTAAATTTATGATTGGTTAGTTTTAATTTAAGATCGGTTGGATTGTAGTTAAAATTAACTTCAATTGCAGGTTTTGATTTTTTGTCTAAATCACTGTAATAAACACCACCCATAAACACGTATCCTTTGGTTGTAGGAGCATGTATACACTTCTTCAACTTAATAGGCAAATATTTTTTGATATGTTTATTAATGCGTTTTTGTATTTGGCTAGGACTCAATTCTTTACCCACTATTTCGCTGTTAAGCGAATAGAATATAGAGTACAAATTACTCCGAGTAAGTTCAGACCAATCAAATGGTAGTTGGGCCATAGTACACTCCTAGACATAGCTATTTATAGTGTACTACGGGTTCCAATTAAATACGCATATTACGGACGTTTTGTGATAATTTCGTCAATCAAACCGTATTCTAGAGCCTCTTGCGCACTCATGAAATTGTCACGTTCCATAGCCGCTAAAAACTCTTCGAAAGTCTTGCCCTTGCTATTATGGTTAACATAAATTTGGGTAAGATTTTGCTTCATCTTTAGGATTTCCTTTACTTGAATTTCCATGTCTGTAGCTTGTCCGCCTGCACCACCGCTAGGTTGATGTATCATATGGCGAGCATTTGGAAGCATTTTACGCTTGCCGGGAGCACCAGCAGTAGCCAGCAAACTACCCATACTACACGCTTGTCCCATAACGACTGTGGCCACATCTGGTTTAATGAATTGCATTGTATCGTAAATGGCCATACCAGCAGTAACAACGCCGCCTGGACTATTAATAAAGAAAGTAATATCTTCATTGCCTTGACTTTCCAAAAATAACAACTGTGCTACTAGCAAACTAGCAGAATGCTCGTTTACATCTGTGTCCAGCATGACAATACGGTCTTTTAATAAACGACTGTAAATATCATAACTGCGTTCACCTCGAGCCTCTTGCTCGATTACCATTGGTACTAAATTTGGCATCCTATTTCCTCTTTTAAATATCTCTTTAATTCTTTATCAGTAGGATCTACTGTGTAATTCTGCTTGAAAAATATTTCATAACTATCACTGCCATATTTTCCAATGCCATACAACATTGTAGCATCTTCACCGTCCCAGGTCAAATAGTCCTTGGTCATACGTATTAGTCGTTGATATCGGACATTCATCATTCCTAATGGTGCTAGAATTGTTTTAACAAAATCTTCGTCTGCGTTGAGCAATGATTGTGGAGTAGGAAACCAATACAAGAACTCTGGTAAGGTCATCTTAACAGGTTTGCGACTGGTCTGGTTAAGCATGATAACTCCGACCATGTGTTCCCAAGGATTATTAATCTGTTGCTGAACCATTAAATCATCCCGAAGCGGTTCGAAAAACTTCATTTAATTGTCTAGTTCTTTAAATGCTTCTGGAGCACGTCTAGCAGTAATCTCGTTTAACTTGGCTTGGTCTTTAGCCTTTTTCAAAATATTAGCATCACCTGTTGGTAGAGCTACTAATACATAAGCACGGAATCGATTACCGTCAGCTACAATTTTCTTTTCAGTAGTTTCAACACCAGTTAAGTCAACTTCTTTACAACTAGTACGCAAGATCAATTCGCTTACTTCACTGCTAGCATCTTGTGTATCTGCTTTGTAAATCTTAGTACGCTGACTAGCAGTACCACCTGCAGTCATACAGATTTTACCATATGCATCTGCCTTGGCCTTGTGTAGTGCCATTGAGTAGTCTCCGCTAGCACTTGTACCGGCAGCGTATACTGCTGAATTACTAATCGGAGTAACTGTCATCCATTTAGGTGCTTGATCAATTGCACGTTCAACTTGGCGTTCTTTGTAAGCACGTTCGTTGTCTGCACGTTTTTGATAGGGGTCAGTAGTACCGCAGGCAGCCAAAGCGGCTACGATCGGTAATAGTATTAAAGACTTTTTCATTTAGAATCTCCAGTCATCTTCTCTTTGGTCCAGTTAGCGGCACCCGAAATGTCGTTGCCAAAACCAGCAACAGTACCGCAGCCACTTGTACACAGAACTATCGCTAGCATCATTACTATGATAATAGTCCACAAGATATTTTTTACTAAGTAGTTTTGGTTCATTTTGCTAATTCCTGACTCTGTGTTTTAACAGTGTCAACACCTTTGTCTAACATCTTAGCAATGCCGCTGAATCCAACTGTGGCAAGGATAAGTCCAAAAACTGTGCCTAAAATAAATGCCTTCATAATCTACCTCTGTGTGTTAAAAATTAAATACTTCTTTCGCTAATCATACCTAAAAAAGATCCCTTGCCAAATTGCGACTCGGCAATATTAATAGCAATACCGAGACTAATGGCCTGAAAAGACATGTCAGTGAAACTACCGTTATTCAAACGTACTCTAAGAACATAGTTTTTCATTTAGAACCTTTCTTTGTTAGCATATGTATATTATACGGTCAAATGGAAAGATTGTCAACCTACCAAAGATCAACTACTAACCAATTCGTATCACTACTATCGGCTTCACAAATAACACCATTGTATGTACGCGGCTTACCATCCACTGTTGATCTATTTTGGAACATACGACATCTAGCACCCTGCCATTTCCAATACTTTGGATTTTTGGATTTTCCAACTTCGCTTTCCAAAATGATATCACCAATTTTAAGTTTAGTGGGTTTAAAGTCGCTATCTGTACATACCGTAATTGACTCTGTTTGGAATCGTCCACCGACTTCGGCCAGCAAACTATTACGTCCACGTTCAATCGCTTGATCACACAGCATGTCTTGATATTCAAAACCCACTCGATTATAGTCTCGATGATAGGTTTTGCCATCTATAGTCATGTCGAAACTAACCAAACACTGTCCTAAAATAGATTTATCTTTAACTATATTAATAGCTGGACCGACATCATGCTCTCCTGCTAGAGTACTAGCACTGCGAACATCACAATCGGCTAGAGCAATTTGGCTAGCTAACAAGCTCGCCAAAAAGATTGTTTTCATATCATATCACATTCTCTGCGGTACCACCAAATGGTTTCTTTAAGAAGAGCATTGTAAGCCCGATCAGACTCTTCGAGTTCATCTGGATCTTCTTTAAAATTTTTGGATCGTTGCAAGGTGTTTAGTTGCGCCAAATTTACATCTAATTTTGAACAGTCTTTTGGAAAACGTTTTAATTGTTCGTAGCTGATATCGCGAGGATTGTCCCCACATGCTGTTAGCAACAGTACTAATACGACTGGCAAAAATTTCATTTCACAAACTTTCTAAGTATAGCCCAACATTCTTCATTGCTAGTATTATAAAACAATTTGGTTGTTTCGTCAACCGAAAAATCTTCTGCTCTGCTGATAGCTGTAAAATAGTTTACAAATGCCTGTCCAACACGATAGTCAGCATTACGGATTACTTCCCAATTATAGTGTTTGACAAATTCATCAAATTCATCCTGGGTAATCATCTGTATTTGTCGTCTAGTTCTACGCTGGATAAACCTGCAATAGTTTGGAACTTTTCCCAGGCTTTTTTAGCAGCAGGATTTTTTTCAAGCTCTTCATTTGGCAAGACTGCTTCTAACCAGATTTCTGGACGGCGGCTAGGATTTGCGCCAAAATTTCGTGGCTGATGTAGTTTACCAGTTTCCCAAAGTTCTATGCTAACTGAACGGAAACGGTCTTCGTCTTCTACACTGTAGCTACCCCATTCTGGAAAACTACCGCCGAGTAGTCCTTGTAATGATCGTTGATTGTTTTGATTACCACCGCCATAGCCTAACCAAATGCCTTCCCATTGGACGTCATCGTGCGGATCAAATCTGGTGCGAGCAATGATAACTAGAACATCGCTGATATCAACAACACCATCAACGATGTCTCGAACACAGCGACTATAGCTTAGGCCAATTTTCATCTGCGCACAAAAAACCAGTTAACAGCGATTAGGAATACATCAAATAAACATTGAAGCCAATCGCCTTTGCTAAAATCCACAAGCAGACACATGCTCATCCATCCGATAATAAACCAAGTGATTTCTAAATAATTGCGGGTATACCACTGCATAATTGTGTTCATCCTCTACCTCCTGTTTGTGTATAAGATACTTCGGGTCCAGCACTTTCAAAATCCATACCTGAACTACGACCTTCGTAGCATCGGCCATTCCACTTCATACTAATTTTAATAGCCTTGTTGATAATAACATTGAGTGTTTTCTTATCTTCAAAACCACTAACCACCGCCTCGGTCAGTTTGGCACTTTTCGCCATTTTAACTTGGCAAGTATCACTGTGCCGGACTATTGTTGTCATTTAGTTTTCCTTCCAACTCCGCTATGCGAGCATTAAGTACATCAATATGATCAGCAACTTGTTTTAAAAACTCAGCAGTATTAGTGCCGGTCATGCGCAACATTTCGCCAACGGTAATTTGTTTCTGTTCTTCAGTCATTTAAATCTCCAATAAAATTTCAGGGTTCCATCCACTATCCTCATAGCCGTCATAGCCACGGGGGTTACAAACTACACGAGTACTACCAATCATATAGTCGAATGGGAAATGCGTATGCCCGTGTGTCCATAGTTTAATCTGTGGGCGATCTAG